CGTTACCTCTTTATTAACCAGAGTAAGCACGATATTACCTACCGTGTTATACGCTGCGCTCACGCTCTGCGGTGCCGCAGGTGTGTTATACGTCGGCTCGGTGCCCTCTGCCTCGTATGCGATCGGTGATACGCCCCTGCTGTTTACAGGTTTGATCCGGTAGCTGTAATAAGCGTTAGGCCCTGTGGTATTGTCCGTGTACGTCTCTGTAAGCGCTTGCGTACGGTCTACGGTCTTGGTGCCTACTCTTAGCCAGGTACCGCCGTTAGTTGACCGCTCTATCACGTATGACGTTATAAGCAGCCTGTCTACGTACTGTATATCCCTGTTAAAGCTAATAGTATTGCTGTAGTTGCTGTTACGCACGTGCGCCACATCTGTTACCTCAGGCGGGTTAGTGTATATAAACGATGATGTATTATACCCAGAGCTGCCGGCCTGATTACTCGTTGCTGCTCTATAGCGGTACCTGTGGCCACGCTCGACCGTCTGATCCTGAAACGTATAGCTATACGATCCCGTAGTCCCGGGGTTGTATGTTATCAGGGTCTCCCAGTCGTCGCTCGTTATATCGTCCTGCCGCTGCAGCGTTACCGTGTTGTTAGGCACCGCCTTAGTGCCTTTACCGCTTAGCGATATATTTATGTGTGCGTCGTTAACGTATGCAGGCGTGATCTTAGGCTTGGCGGGCTTTAACGTACTTGTTAGCGTTACTGTACTCGTCTTACCGTTAATCACAGCCTTAATAGTGATCTGATAATCACCGTTAGTCTTATATTTTTTATCAGGTATGTAGTATGTACCTTTACTCTTTAATTTCTTTTTGTGGTTAGTCCACTGGCCTTTAGTGTTCTGCCACTGTACGTTAGCCGTGTGCATTTTGTTAAAAGCATCTGACACGACCACGTAGGGCTTAAACTTTATGGCTGTAGTGGTATAGCTGTAGTCTACCTTGAGCTGGAACCTACCGCCGTCGGTACTGACTACAGAGCCCGTAGCTGTCGCCATAGTTTACCTCCTTATGGTCTTGCGCCTGACAGCCCCTTAGCACGCTTTACAAGTGTTATAAACTGCTCAAGGGTAACTATGTCTTTAAGGTCTTTAACGTCTAGTGTTATGTCGCCTATGTTATAGGTATTGCCTGCGCCTGCCATTTCGCTTGCAATTGCCTGTGCAAAAGGTCTCATATAGCGCCCCTGCAGTGGTATAGCAGCCTCACGGCTCGCCTCACCGACACCGATTACGCTAGGACTATCAAATATACCGCCCTTGGCGTACCAGTCTATATCTACGCTAGGCTTTTTACCTTGGCCACCGATACCCCACGGTATTTTACCGCCGCTTATCTTAAAATGCGGCAGTTTAACGCCGCTAAAGATTTTACTGAGCTTTATAGGGAATATCTTTTTAATAGCGCCTACGGCTTTATCTACCAGTCCCTTGGCCTTGTTAAACGGTGAGCTTATAAACTCGGCTACGCGGCTAAAGGTGTTTTTGACCTTAGTAACTACGCTGCCAAAGTTTATATGCGTCTTTATCCAGTTTACGGCCTTGCCTATAGTGCTGGTTACCCTGTCCCATACCCTGTCAACTGTAACCACAAAAGCCGTAAATATCTTGGCTGACTTGCCTATTACGCTCGCTACGACCTTTGCTATAGTCTCAAGGATCTTGACCACTATAGGCCCTGCCTTTTTGAATACCGCCGCCACCAGATTAACCGCTTTAGTTATCAGTGGTGTAGCTGCGTTTATAACAGGTACTAAAGAGCTCGCTATATTAGTTACTAGCTGCGCTATTATTTTTATAATGCTCCTTATAGTCGGCATTACCGCCGCTAAGAGCTTTTTAGCCGCCGCCGATACCTGGGTAACCATGTTAGTTATCGCTGCCCTAAATTGCTCGTTAGTTTTCCACGCGTAAATAAGCGCAGCGACTACAGCGGCAATAGCGGCACCTATAGCGATCATAGGCGCGGTTATTGCGGTTAACATAGGCATTAGAGCGCCTACACTGCTTACTATAGTACCCAGTATAATAAGCAGCGGGCCGCCTACTGCTAACAGTCCCGTTATGCCTACTACGATCTTGGCTATAATAGGGTTACCCTGTAGCATCTTCATAAACTTAGATACCGCAGGCATGATCTTAGCCGATACCCACTTAGCGATATCTGCCAGAGTCGGTGCTAACGCCTTACCGAGCTCCTCTACCATATCGCCCATAGTGTTTTTAAGCTGCTGGATCTTGCCCTCAGGCGTGGCAGCCATTGTCTCGTTCATGTTACCTACGTTCTCGGTGATAACCTCAGCGAGCATGGCCGCGCGCTCCTCTTCAGTGCCGGTCTTTAGTATCTTCTCCTGTGTCTCGTCAAAGCTGACACCTACACGCTTTAATGCTCCAGTCTGCCCCTGCAGTACCTTACCCATAAGGTTAGCTATGTTAGTAGCGTCCTGCTCGGTACCGTTTAACCCTTTTTGCTGTACTAACAGGTTATTCATAGCAGGGAGCAGCTTATTAACCGTGGCAGGTGTTTTGGCAAAAGTAGCGAGCTGCTGTGCTCCTGAGAGCTGTACCTCGTCACCTACTACGCCCACTGCCTGCAGTGCGCTTGCGTACTCCATAGTCTTTTTAGCTGCCTTATCAGATACACCCATACGGGTTTTATATATCTCAGTGAGCTTAGTCTCGGCTGCGTTTTGTATCTGGTAAGCATCCATAGCCTTTTTAATGCCTGCTATGATAGGCACGCTTACTGCAGTAGCAATAGCGCCGGCTTTGATCATACCGCCGCCTACTTTTTGCATCTGCGAGCCTATATTACTAGTTATCTGTTTACCAGCGGCCACGCCTGCTGCCTGAGCGCCCGGGCTTATGGCCGTTGTCATTTTGTTAGTTATGCCGGTAGCAGCGGGTACTATCTGCACGTACGCTGTACCTATATTGTCTGCTGCCATATCCTATACCTCTGTGGCGCTCTTTTTTGCGTTTTGAGCGCCTTTTTTCTTTTCGTTACTGTTTATACGTTTTACTATCTTTTCTCGTTCTTTGAGTAAGCCTGACCCTGTCTTAAAGCCTTTAATACCGCTCTTAGGTTTTTCGCTCTGTATAAGTGTAGCTGCCACGCTCTCAGGTCTACGCCCTTTACCGGCAAGTGACCAGATTAACAGGTTAACGCTGTCTAGGATCTCGGCCAGTAACAGGGTGTCGGGCTTTACCGTGGTCTTGTTTATCTTCATACCTACGCGGCTGTCAGGGCCGAGCCCCGCAGTAAGCGTCGCTAGAGTCTCGATCGGTACGCTATTCATATCGTATAGGCCGTAAGTCTCGGCTAGGTCGCATATTAACTCGTCTTTATATTTGCCTAGTACGACCGCTAGGCTTATTAGTTTTTTGCCTCGGTGTTAGCCGCCTCTGTGAGCTCCTGCACGATATCGCCCATAAGCTCTGCTGTGACCTCTTCACCTTTAGCCTCGATATACTCATACAGCGCCTCTCTCTGCTCAACGCCTAATATCAGCCTTACCATATCAGAGAAAGCATATCCTTTATCCGGCTTTTGGCTGTCTGCTACAGCGTCTATAAACCGCATAAGGTGAAAGACCTTATCGTCATACTCAAACTTAAAACCATTTTTTAGCTCACCTTTAACTATCATGCTTTTTTACCTCCTAAAAAATAAAGCGAGCGAGCTTGCGCCCGCCCGCTATACGGCCTGCTTAGGCCCTTTTGATGTACTCGTGATGTGTTTTGCCGTCGTCTCCCGGCATAGCTGTAAGCGTGATCTCATAGCCTACGGCCTCGTCGTCCTTATATACGATATCGCCAAGCTCTGTGATACTTGCGTCTGGTAGTACTATACGCTTTACAGCGTCGTCACGCATAACCATATCAAATACCCAGACTGACTCTTCCGGCTCGTCTGCGCCTGCGCCTATTGATATACCGGTGGCAAGTGTGCCGGTTACGTTGTCGTCTCCATACACCGCCTTTAATACGTCAGGGTTTAATACCTCTATGAGTTTGCACCGGAACGTGTCTGTCTTACCTTTCAGCAGTGGCAGTACGTGTTTACCACCCCACGCTTTTACCGTGTCTGTCTCCGGGGTGTTACTATTAGTAAGCCCGTCGTCAGAGCAAAAGCCAAGCGGCGTAAAATCGTTGCTCAGCGCTGTGGTGGCGTCTGTAGGCAGCGTGGTTCCAAGCGGTGCACGATATACAGCACCGCCGGCAGCAGGTTTGCCAGCTGATACGTTGGATACTGTCTCCATATCTGCTCCTTTTCTTATCCATAATAAGTAACTAAAAAGACCGCCTGATATCGGTACTTTTTAGCTGCTACGTCTGTAAAATTACCATTAGTGTTAACCTTTACACTGCTTACGGCACCTGAGTAGTGCGGTAGCTCACGCATGAGCTCTACTATCTCGCTGCAATAATCAGCCGCCCTAAAAAGCGAGCTGCCGTAAGCCTGTACGGCTATCGTGGCTGTCGTTATCTGGTTTGCTATGTTTTCGCCGGTCTTTTCTATAAGGCAGTACTCAGCAGGTGCCGTCTTAGGCCGCTCCATATACGCCGGCAGCGGTCCGTTATCTTTTAAGTAGTCATATATGATCTTTTCAACCATGTTATTACTCCTTTGACATTGGCAAGCCTGCAGACTGTAACGCCTTTACTAGACTGTTATTCTCTGAGTTATCCTTAGCAGCCTGTCTGCTATGTGGGTATACCTGGCCTATAGCTACGTAGTTGGCCTCGACCACTCTATGATCATAGCCATAGCCTGCGGCCTGCCGCACTTTGGCAGCGGCTTTATCTAGGTGATTTTTCATACCGTCGCTTTTCATTAAAGCGTTAAGGCCCTCTATATTTAACTCAAATACTACGCCTGTATTACTCATATATAGCCGCCTTAACTTTTTTGTTCCACTCTAGCGGTATATCGCACTCTATACCTATAAGCGGCTCTCCGAACGTCTCCAGCTCTATACCAAGCGCTGTAACGTGCTTGTTTACCCAGTCGTGCGTATCGCCTTTAGGTATTGCCAGTGTATATACAGCTTTGCGGCCGTATAAGTCTACGCTGTTAAGGATCTCCTGATCAGATAAGGGTGCTACCAGTACGTTATCGACCGTTACTGGTGTCTCCTCATATATTGGAGCTCCAAAAGCATCATAGCCCGTTACCGTCTGCTCATATAAAGTTACCGGTACCCCTTTTATCTTGGCCATAGCGTGATACTCCCAAAGCGCTGCCGCTTAAAGCCCAGCGTCTTTTTTTCGTTTTCCATTAACGACATAGCGACGCCGCCGCCCGGAACTGCATAAGTCCCGGACCACGTATACCCTAAAGCACCCTGCGACTCCTGTGATAAAGGCTCGCCTGTAGTTGACTGCCTTAGGGCTCTTACTACGACGTCTACTGTAACGAGCTTTACCACGTCGCCGTATGCAGGGTTTTTTAGTATTTCTGCGTCTACGTCCTTACCTGCCTCGGTGCCTGCCTCTCTGATTAGCGAGCTCACGAGCGGTAATATCGTGTTTATACGTGCCTGCTCGGCCTCTGTATATGACGCCCCTGTTATGCTTAGTACGTCCTGTAACGTGGCGTAATTACTCATTACTTACCTCCGTTTATATTGTAGCGTTTACAATAGCGAACGCATCAGGGTTAAGGATACCCCAGCCGATATAAGCCTCAGCTCTCAGGCATACCTCGTTATATCTCTTAAGGTCTCTACCTGCTCCGTCAGGATCGCCATAGCGGATAACCTCGAGCTCGATAGAGTTTACATAACCCCACTTAAAGTTAGCAAAGTCACCGATCAGTACCATATCCTGCTTAGTTGCGTCTGCAGTATGAGCTGATACGGTGCTGTTTACGTCTGAGTTGAGCCCTGCGAACGCTGCCGGATTCTGGCCAAAACGGAACTCTGGATATACAGCCGCTCCATTTGCCTTGATATTACCGAGCGCTGCGCCTGCCAGCTTTGACAGTGCTACTCCGTTTACTGTCCCGTCTACCAGTGACGCTGCGGCGTTCATGGTATCGTCGATCGGATCTGTGCCAAGAGTGATAACGTGTGTAGCGTCAACCAGTCCGTCAAAGCTGTTAGTACTCCTAAAGCTTGCCGCTGTGAGTGTAGACGGCTCCAGTCCGTGTATAGCTGCGATATCCATAGATCGGAA